ATGGGCCTCCAAGAGCCACTTGGCCCTCTTGGCGAAGGCCATCTTGTGTGTGTCAGGGGCTGCGCTCAGGGCTTGCAGGATCTGCGGGTCGCGCAGGGTGTCGAGCAAATCATTCATTGGCTGTCTGGCGCTTGAGTTCCAAGTTCTTCACCGCAGCAGCCAGTATCTCCATTGCCCCGTTCTGGATCTCCAGCGGGTTCTCGGCGTCCCCAGCATGTACAAGCCGCTCGCCATACTTCTTGGGCTTGAGCTTCATGGCCGTCCACTTGCGGGCATCGATTCGGTTCTTCTGCCACTGAAGGAACGCCCCATCCAACTTATGCTCGATCAGCTCACCAGTGCGGCGGTCGATCACAGGGATGATTTCGGGCTGTTCGTCAGCGATGGCGATGATCTCGTCAGCCAGAGTGTCAGCCTGATCTTCCCGAGCGCGAGCGTAAAGGTCGCAGAATTCAGGGTAAGCAGCCAACCATCGGTACACGGTGGCCCTGTCTGGCATCTCGTCATCCTTGGTGATTGTCTTGAGACTCTCTCCTTCTGACAGCCTTACACAGATCACTGTTGCTAGGTGTTGCGTGAAAGATGATGGCCTTCCCGCCTTTTTCTCTTTTGCGGGGATTTTTAGGGGTTTACCCTCAGCATCCTGCATATCGAGGATTTGAGCGATTGAAGTCAGCGAGGGCGTGTCTACCCCTACTGATGCTGGATCGATGGCCTGTGAGGCCGTTTTGGTGCTTTTGCGTGGCATCTCGTACTTTCAGAGACATGTAGATGCCTGAAGTTTACCCCGTAGTTCAAGAAACGCAAAAAAGGGGCCGAAGCCCCATCGATCAGAAGTTGTAGTCGTAGAACTTGACTGGCTTGTCGCTCAGGCCAAACCTTTGGCCGTGCTTGTCTTTCCAACCCTGCTTGCCCAAACGGATGCGTACCACTGGGTTGCTGCCATTGCTGGCGATGCTCCACTTCTGTTCGCGCTGATTGGAGCAGTGGGCACTGAAGCCACCGACATGAAACTCCAGCTTAACGCTGTCATCGCGCTCTGCATCCATCTCGCGCACTTCAATTGTTTTGTCACTGATGACCTTGACCACCTCAAAAGGGGTGATGTCAGAGTAGCCGTAGTGGTTTGCGTAGTTCATGATGTGTCTTTCAGTTACCCGCCTTGTTGGCGTGATGTGATTATAGAACACAAAATTCAATCTGTGCAATACTCTTTCGCATCGCTTGGTCTTTGTGTTCAATTGCCTTTGTCAAGTTGACTCCAGCCCCCGATCGAATGCCCACTGATTGGGGTCTATATTTTCTTCCGTCAACCTAAATGGCGCCGTCTCTCCGACTGTCACGCATTTGCCGCCTGCGTTTGGCGTACTTACCGGCTCGGTAGGAAATCCGTAAAAAGCCTGTGAACCGGCTGCAATCGGTGGTGTGCATGTGTGAATCGTGGTCAGGTCAGCAGTGCGCTTGCCGCAGCGCGGGCAGAAGTTATTGTCGCTCATGTGTTCTTCTCCTGCCCCACCTTTGTCAGCGTCCACAGCGCACGCTCTTGCTTCATGCCTTGTTGTCTGCCTTGCTCAAATGCGTCTGGCTGTGCCAAGGCTTCTATCCATTCGCGTACCTGTGCATCGTCAAGTGACAAGCCTCGTTTCGTTGCAAAGTCTCTGATTGCATCTACGGCTGGCGCTGCGTCATCAGAAGCCGACAACACGATACGTTCTCTGCGTGATGTAAGGTAGCCCATAAAGTCAAACAATGCGCCAGCAATAACAGTGTGCGTTACCTGCACTGGCTGTGCCAAGGCCATGCCGCCAACAACGTCGATCAGCCTGCGTATCTCAGCCACCAGCGCGGCTGTCGTTTCAACGTCTACTGGGACTACGGCCCCAGACATTAGCCATTCTTCTTTCATGTGTTCTCCCTTGGTGGTGTGCATGTATGAATTGTGGTCAGGTCAGCAGTGCGCTTGCCGCAGCGGGGGCAGAAGTTGCGCTCCTCTGGCTGTGCCAAGGCTTCTTTGATGGCGGCAATGGCTTCATGCATCATTTCTGCTGATGCGTTGAACTCATCATTGTTTGTCCAATCAATACACAACTCGGTTTCCAATGCCTCCAGCGCCAGCTTCAGTGCTTCTTGTTCTTTAGTCATGCTTGTCCCCTTGCTCGGATGGCTTTGCCTACACCAAAACTTTTCCCTTCACACTCCTGCATGTGTTCGTCAGCCGTCACAGCACACGCCTCGTTCTCTGTGTCACTGCCCAGTTTCACCCCTGATTTAAACGCCGCGCTCACCAAGTCATAACAGCCCTGCTCTTTTGCCACCTTGACAAGCTCGGCAAACTTGTCAAGGTTCTCCATGTCAATTGCTGTAGTCATTGCCCATCTCCTGTGCAAAATGAGCAACGTAGCCCTCGTAACAGGCCAGTCGAAAGGCAAAAATCTTGTTGTCAGGGTCTGCCTCCAACTTGACCTTGAACTCCTCTATCCTGCGCTTCCAATGTTCAATGACTGCTGGTGGTGGTGCGTCTTCTGTAGTCATTCTTCTTCCCCCGTCAGGTTTCTAATCTCATCTTGCAGGCCAACGATGCGGGCTGTTTGGCGCTCAATCATTGCGTCTTGGTCGGATATGATTTTCTTGTAGCCAAGCAACTCACCTTCAAGTTCATGGATGCGATGCTTCAAGGCTCGGATGTCGCCTGCTGGTGGTGTAGTCCGGTCAACGCCGCGCTGAATCATTGCTTGGTGTTCAGGCAACACCCGTATCCGGTCAAACATCGCCTTGCCCAAGTCGTAGAACTCTTTGTTCTTTCCTGTGCTGTTGTCCTTAGTCATTTGAACCCCTCCGCTTTGGCAATTGCATCACGCGCCAAGTCAAACGCTTCATACGCTTCGCCCTCGGTCAACGCGGGGTCAAAGCAACTGCTCATCATGGCGTACAGCGCAGTCAGTAGATCAGGTGCAGCCGCAATCAAATGCGCGTTTGCTTTGGCGTCTTTCAACGTCGAACGCTTGTCGCCCTTGACCCTTGCTATCGGCGCGAACCCAAACGACTCGCAGCTTACGAGAAACTCTCCGTGATTACCTTGGTGGCATCTCCACACCCCTGTCGTGTACGGCCCAATGTCTTTTGGGAATGTGTTCATATTCATATCAGCAAACTCCAAATCCAAACGCCAGTAAAGAACAACAGGATGCAGACCACGGCCAGCGCACCCATGATGGCGGTCAGCATCACCGTGCCAACTGTCTGCCATGTGTCCGGCACGGGCTTGATATCAACGGGAACAATCGGGTACGGCTTGACCTTGCGGACTGTTGCGTTGTCGTACTTGCAGTCCCAGATGCACTCGGGCAGGTGCGGGCAGTCAATGCGGCCCGTGTCGCAGTAGCGGCGCGTCATGTCTTCTCCTCAGTTGGCGTCTGGTACGCCTTCAAACGCTTCACGCGGTTCTTGTTGTAGGTCACCAGCGCCTGCGCGTATTCGACGCCTGTCTCTGCTCGCAGAAGGGCGTGTTCAGCCTCTGCCAGCTCGGCAGCAATGGCCTGCGCTGGTGTGACCACTTTAAAGATGTCTCGTATGTTCATGGCGATCCTCACTTCACTAGAACGTCAAAGAAAACCAGCATCAGGATCACTCCTAAGCCAACCAGAACGATAGCCCCCAATACGCTGATCAACAATGATCTGGCTTGATCATGGTTTTGCTGAGTAAAGTAGGTCTGTTTCATTTTTCCTCCGAGAACTCAACAGCCAGAAGTTTGCTGATGCGCTCGTTGATTTCGGCGACTGACTTTTGAAAGTCGGCCATGACTTTTTGCTTCTGCTTTTCCAGCGCTGCAATCTGCTGGGCGCGTGGGTCATAGTTATCTGGCACTTCGACCTCGACCTCTTGCTCGCCAACGTAGGTGCGGTAGTCGGTGTCATCCAGCTTGACGCTGAACAACTCGAACCTGCCCTCGGTCTCCCATGAGTACTTGACGAAGTGAATGTGTGTGGTGAGTTTGATTTTCATGATGATCTCCTGATTAACGGCTGGTGGTCTTGATGCTGAACACAGCGGTGACGGTAGTGTTGGCAATGACCACTTCGTCAGGAATGTTGCAGACCTTGGCAACAGCCTTCCAGTCGGTGACCTTGCGGTTAGATTCCGAATAAGTGGCTTTGAAGAGATTGCCCTCGATGACTGTTGGGCCACCTTTGCTGGCAGTGTCTTTCATCTCGTCTTTGATGGCGTCAGCCTTGAGGGTCAACTCAGCAATCTGAGCCAAGAGCATGCCCAGTTGGTCAACTTGGGTCAGAGCGATGTCGTTTGCATTCATGATGGTCTTTCAGTTACACAGCGTCTTTGCTGTAAGAGTATTTGAACACAAAATTCAAGGTTCTCAACACCTTTTGATAAATAAATCTAGGTGGTTTCCCTAGTCTTCGAAAGAACCCAGTCCAGCAGATCTTGCTGGGTGACTTCGTAATGCGCTTCAAAGGCTTTTGTCCCCAGCCCATGGATGCCTGTATTGCCCCTGTGGTGCTCAATGCACAAGCCCATGACCGTAAGGTAGCCGCCCTTGCCCCAGCCCCCTGAGCGCAGGTGGTGTAGCTCCACAGGACCCGGCTCGTGGGGGCCATGGATGCGGTGACACAGGCAACAACCCAGCTCGGCCACCCGCGTGTAGTGTTTGCGCTCCGCCAGTTTCACATCGTTGCCTTGATGATGTGTCGATTGCTGGCCTCCTGAGACCTCCAGACCTCGATACGAGCCTCTGCTGCTATCAGCATCCACCGCAGCTTCTCCTCGGCCTCTACGGCCGCTTGGTAGGCCTTCAGGTGGTCCATGTACCTTGCGCTGGCATACGCCTCCCTCTCCTGCGCGTTGACAGCGCTGTGGCCGTCTACCATCGACTCCTTCATGATCAGAGCCTTGAGGGACTTGCGGAACTCCTCGCAGTAGATGCGGTTGGCCTTGGCCTGCGCAAACTCACCAGACTTGGCGATCATGTACGTCACCGCGTCCATCGGGTCAATTTCTTTTTCACTCATGCTGTTTTCTCCCTAAAAGATCTCATTTTTTTAAGCTCAAATTCTCTTGAGATCAGCTTGATGGCACGCTCCATGTCTTTGATTGTGATCAATTCCATCTGGGCATCGTGCAGCTCCATCACAAGGTTCAGATCGTTCATCTCTTGCGCCTTGACGACAAATCTTGCTGTCTCTACTCCGCGCTTTCCAACCTCATGCAAGGCGTCGAGCCCAGCATTGACAACATCCTTGTAGTCCTCGCCGAAGCCGAGCCGATACAAGGCCTCGGTTAAGTTGACCATGTTGACAAGCAAATCCATGTCCCGCCTTGAAGCCACGCCTTTGGTCAGATTGCTCATGGCGCCATGGTTCTTGATCTTCGCGTCGATCAAGTAGCTGTCATGCAGCTTGACGGGAATGAGCCCCTCCATCACGTAATGCAACGGGTTTACAAGAACAGGCTTGGGCTTGTATCGGCTGCGCTTTTTCATTGCCCAACATCCACAATCATTTTCCCGGGCTTCGATCCGTACTCACGGAAGATGACCAGCGGCTGGAACTGGCGGTCGTTCACGCCCAGCGCGTCAGCCATACCATCAAGCCCAGCCTTGGCGGCAGCAAGGCAGTTGTCGGTGTCTCTCAGGCGCTTGTCAGGCATCACGAAGGTCACCGTCAGCTTGATCGGCTGATCCGTGGTCACCCAACCTTTGAGCTGGCCCTTGGTCAGCCATCCGCTGTTGTCACGGTACAACGTCTTGGCCTTGTGTGTCACCGTCCAGTGCGTGCCCTTGGCCCTGTTGGGGAACAGGCAGGCTGGCGGGAAGTCAAGTTCGATTCTCATGAACTGATGCGCTTCCTAATGGCCTCAGAGGCGTTTTTCAGGGCTGTGGCTACCTCACCCTCATCTTCCTGCGCTGCAAGCTCTGCAACAAGATCTGAGCAGGCCTCGTTGGTAATTTTGATGGCCTGCTTGGTGGTCTGGATTGCCACGGTCATGATCTCGGCCTTGCCCAACGCCAGCGCTTCATCAAACTCGGACTGGGTGAACATGGTGACATGACCACCACCAGACAGGATCTGTCGAGCCAACTGGCTCAGTTCTTTTTTTTCAGACATTTTGTTTTTCCTTGTTCATGCGTTGTCGTAGATCTTCAAGAGCTTCGGGCCCCCGTCTTTTTTCAATGTCATCGCAGACTTGCGTCCACCATGATCTGGCGCAGGCGTAGCCTACCTCTCCAGTCTTGCGGGTGAATCTCGTCAACCACTCGCGTGCTTCGCAGGCTTTCATGTGATCTAAGGTCTCCAGTGACCCATAGGGATCGTCGTACAAGGGACGAGGGGATGTTGGCACCCTCACGAACTGAATCGAGGATTTTTTTGGCTTCTTCATAAGTCATCGCATAGCCTTCGAGAACGATTTGCTTTCAAAATCACGCTTTAAATCAGCCAGCTTGGCAAGGGCTTCTGACTTGATTATTTCGGTGCGTGCTCGTTGGTACTGGGTCTGCTGGCTCTCAATTTGCTTAAGAGGTTTGACAGGGATGGCAGGGCCAGCCTTGCAGGCGTTCCTGAAGGCAATGGCCGAAGGTGGCATGTTTGGCGGCAGGAGGGCCAAGGCGTATTCGAGCGAAGGCCTGTAAGTCAGGAAGTTGCCAAGCTCTTTTTGCCAGACAGAGCGCACCAACTCAGGCTCAACCTGCTCCCAGTGACGAGTGAAGCTGGCGCCGTAGACAGCCTGCATGTAAGCGAAGATGTAGTCCAGCCCCTCCTCAGGGGTGCAGAAATCAGTTTCCAAGTAGTTTGACATTCTTGCCACTCCCCAAAAGTCCACGAGTAAGGCCACGGATGACCTCAGCATTGCGATCGCCTTGGGTCTTGAATGAGCTTGAAGGCACCTTGCCAGCCTGATCCTGAGCTTTGGACAGCCAAGCGTTTACAAACCGAGGGATGCCCGTAGTAGTTTTCTGCATGGTTGGGTTTGACATGGCCCAGACCCTCATCTTCTGCAACTCAGCAACCACGTTGACAGCGGGGTACGCCTTAGACCACTCATCGGCCATCACTTGGCTGACACCAAAAACCTTGCCGCCAAGAATTGGAACTTCGACAACCGGCTGAGAGACGCTTTGCGGCTCGACGCTTAACTCTGTCTTTGTCTCTTTCTCTATCTCTGTCTCTGTCTCTGTCTCTAGTAGATCATCTTGATATCGGGTTGATATCGCGTTGATATCATCCTGTTCCAGCCAGTGAGACAGCTTGATAAGTGATGCTTCCGTATCCTTTTCTGTCATCCTTAGACGAAAAGCCAATCTTTTGGCATCAGGAATTTTTCCGTCATCTTCACTGGCGATGAGCCAGATCATCACAAGAATTTTGGCTGACTTTGGATCAAGCTCGTGCCACTCAATGTCGTCAAGGATGTCCCTGTACAGCTTGATCCATGGTGGTTTACGGTCTTTGAAATGTTGAAACTGCGACCAATTTTTGATCTTCATAAAAATCCAAAAAAAAAGGGGCTACACCTGCTGTCTCGCTCTTTCGAGCGTTGGCGGACTGGCGTAGTACCAGCAGACAGCATGTGTAACCCCACTACGAAAACGCCGCCAAGCGCTATTTTTGAAAATCATATCACCCAAACAGGTCTGGGCGCAAGTCCTTACGGGTCACCAAGCCACCAGTGGCTTCTTCCAAGGCTCGTGCCAACAAAGGGCTAGGCTTCTTCTTGCGGGTGATCAGCTTGGACATCCACTCAGCACTGATCCCAAGATGCAGGGCCATCTCAATCTTTGCGCCACGAGGCTCTTCGGAGAAGTACTGTTGCAGGTTCATGCGGAAGAGTATAGCTTGAAGGCTGAATTCAACAAGCCCCTTCATTCTTGTCAAGTACTTGCACAAGAAATTCAAGATGTGATCTAATGCACGTACGCCATGTGGCGGGTTATTTGAAAGACAACATGACGAAAGTGAAAGAAGCATACATGCAAGCCTTCCCGTTTATCGAGCCTCAAGAGGACGACAACATCAAGGCCTACCACTCTGGCATGACCATGCGCGACGAGTTCGCCAAGATTGCGATGCTGGGCATGTTTCGGTACTGGGATGAAAACCCAGATTTGGAATTTGCGCACATCGCCGATTGTTCTTACGACATGGCTGACGCCATGCTGAAAGCGAGGAAGTGATGCTCACCCCAATCAAATGCAGATGGTTCAACAGTCGCGGGACAGTTGGAATTGTCATGGCCGAGGACGAGCTTGGTGAAATTTTCTACCTGATTGGAGCTGGTGATGGACTCAACGAAAACATTGACGTCAACCTCATCACGTCATTTGGAGCACGGTTTCCCAATGATCTCGGCGATGCTCTCTTTGGAAGAACAAGAGCACCAGCAGTGGCTAAACGACCCGCAAGCGCAAAAAGAGTATCAACAGTGGCTAGAAAAGGAGTACCCATCAAGAAAGCAAAACCATCACTTAGAAAGTCTGGAAAGTAAATATGCAGGTAATTTTTGGAGAAATAGCATGAGTTTTTTTGTTGAAAGCACAGGAAATAAAGAGTTCAAGATGGTTCCTCCGGGCAGTCATCTTGCCCGTTGCTACCGCATCGTGGACGTGGGCACGCAATCGTCTGAGTGGCAGGGCCAGCAAAAGTTTTTGCGCAAAATCATGATCGGCTGGGAGATCCACAGCGAGGAGGAGAACGGCGCCCCGCTGCTGACCGACGAGGGTGAGCCGCTGGCAATGTTTAAAAACTACACCTTCTCATGGAGCGAGAACGCCAACTTGCGCAAGGATCTGCAAGGCTGGCGCGGCACCCCGTGGACAGACGCAGAAGCTGATCGCTTCGATTTGAAGAACATTCTGGGCCAGTGGTGCATGTTGAATGTCATCCACGCCGAGGGCAAGAACAACAAGGTCTATGCGAATGTCGCCAACATTACGCCCGTCCCCGGCATCATCAAGAAGTCTGGTCTGCCAACTGGCGTTAACTCGCTCCAGATGTTTCGCTTGGCCGAGCCTGACTGGGCTATGTACGAGACCTTCTCGAAGGGCCTCAAGGCAAAGATCGAGGCGTCCCCAGAGTTCCGCATGGCATCGAAGGGTCGCTCCTCCGCAGCCTCCGCCTCTGCGCCGTCCTCTGGCTTTGACGACATGGCCGACGATCTGCCCTTTTAGACCATGCAAATAGATCTCTTCAGTGCATCAGAAAAAGGTCATGCTGCTGCAAAAGCATCGGCTGACCGCGCTGACCGTGAGATTGACGAATGGACTGAAAAGGCGGTGGCTTTGTTTGCAGATTATGCAAAACAGGCACCGTTTCCATTTCTCACGGAAGATGCTCGGGAATTTGCCGAGTTTTGCGGCCTTCCCAGCCCTCCAGACGGACGGGCATGGGGGCACGTAGCCAAGCGATGTCAACGAAGCGGCCTGACCGTGTCTGCTGGCTTCGCATCGGCCAAGTCGTCCAACGGTTCTCCCAAAGTTTTATGGAAAGTCAAAACCCAATGATTGTCGAACGACCACAAGAAAGTACGCACTGGTACGCCAAAGACGGCTCACCAGCCTACACGGTGACTGCAAAGAACGGTGAGCAGCGCAATACGACCCTCAGAGACGCCAAAAAGATGGGGCTGCTACCTTCGGTCACCACCATCATGAAAGCCGCTGCAAGCCCCGGATTAGAGGCTTGGAAGATGAACCAGATGATGCTGGCAGCCTTGACCCTCCCAAGGGGTGACGGCGAAGGCGAAGAGTCGTTCATCAAGCGCATTCAGAGTGACTCGCGGGAGCACGCCAAGATGGCTGCTGAACGAGGGACAGCGGTCCATGCGGCAATTGAGCGCTTCTACGAGGGGCACATCGAGGCCGACAGCCTGCCTTACCTCGAGGCTGTCTACAGAGCAGTTGATGAAAAGTTTGGCAATCTGAACTGGTCGGTTGAGAAGTCATTTGCCTACACCTCGTCGCCGTTCGGCTTTGCTGGAAAGATCGACATGCACAGCATGGACGGCGAGGGTGTGGTCATTGACTTCAAGACCAAGGAGTTCACAACCGAATCACTGGAAAAGGTCACAGGCTTTGACGAGAACGTCATGCAGCTCGCAGCCTACAGGGCGGGCTTGGCAATAACCAAAGCACGCTGCGCAAACGTCTTTGTCTCGGTCACTGAGCCGGGGCTTGTCGTGGTCAAGGAGTGGACGCAAGAAGAGCTGGACCGTGGCTGGTCGATGTTCGATGCACTCAAGACCTTTTATTACGCCAAATCACAACTCTAAGGATTCCATCATGGCAACAGCACCCTTCCGCATTTACATAGTGACCGACAGCAGCAATGACTCCCGCCTTGTCAAAGCTCAGAACCCACAGCAGGCCATCAGCCATGTTGCTGGCAGCACCTTCACCGTGCGCAAAGCAACGCCTGAGGATGCGTTTACAGCCGCCCAGCAGGGCAAGCAAATCGAGCTGTACAAAGACACGGCACAACAAGAGCTTGAAATCTGATGGGCTGGGTCATTGGCTTGGCCTGCCTTCTGGCTTGGTTCACTCACATCTTCACTTGCTTCTCGCAAGGGCTGTGGGGCTTTCTTTTAGCGGGGGCAATCATGTTCCCAATCGGCATTCTTCACGGCATCTGGCTGTGGTTTAACTAAGGATTCATCATGTTCATCTCAAAATACGAGAAAGAAAAACTTCAGCAAAAGGTAGACGACCTGTCGCTTCTTGTGACTCAAGCAACAGACCGCGCCAACAGGTCTGAAGAAAAGCTCTTGGAGCTGTCTTCGAAACTTTTAAGCATCGAAGAGGTGCAAATAAAGCATCGGTTAAAAGTCACCGAAGTTATCAACGAGTTTGACGAGATTGAGGGATTGAGCGATGAAGTCGTTGCAAAGATCACAACCTGTGACTCTCGGATTCAAGGGCTGGAGAATTTTTTTGCATCACGCTATCGTCACTACGATGACATGGACAAAGAGTTGCAGTCTTTGTCCAAAACAAGCAAGGGTGCAACCGTAGATATTTTAGAACTCAAGGAAAGACTTGATAAGTTTATTGACCGGCAAAATCTCTGCAACTCAAAGTTTGGTGAACACATAAAAACACTGTTTGCCGACCAAAAGATAACAAGAGGTGTTCTTTTTGGATTGAAAAAAGACGTAACAGACAACAAGAAAGATTTTCACAAACTTTGCAAAATTGCAGTCACTCGTGATGATCCTGTTTTTGTTTTTGGAGGTGAAGAAAACTTGCCCGCCAAGGTAGTTGGCAAGGCAAGAAAAATTAAATCAACAAAGGGCATCAAGTCTGGGCCACTGGTCAAAACACTTGAAGCTCCTTGGGGGGTCAAAAAAGATGGCTCACCACGCAAGCGCCCCGGCAGACCAACCTTGATCAAGCTAGAAGGAGCAAAGAATGCGCAACCCGTATCTGTCTAAGGAGGAGGTCGTTAAGACCTTCCTGAGCAAGATTGCAGTTCACCTCGACGAGAGCCACGAGTTCTCGGCAGAGGACTTGGAGAAGATCGCTACGGGATTCATCATGGAAGCGATGCCAGCGATTGTTCGCCTAGAGCGCCAGCAGTGTATTGACTTCGCCAAAAGCCTGAACAGGTTTGTTGGCGAGAAGCTGCAAGAAAAGCGCGGCAGTCTGTAAAAAAAAGGCCCCCAGAGATGGGGGCCGAACCTTGCATGGCCTACGGTCTAGCATACCTGAACGATGGCGTCTGCGTTTGCAGAATTTCTTCTGGCGTAAGTGGGATCTCTGCATCGTCTGGCACGCTGCGCAGCTTGTCGCGCAAATACTGCGTCAGGGGCGATGCTGCCGACACTACGGCACCGATGGCACGTATCTTCGGGTTGGGCATCATTTGCATCGCACCGCCTATGCCGCCTGCGGCAGCAATAGTAGCGCCAGTGGTGTCACCCTGCCGTAGCCTTGCATCAGCTTCCTGTGCGGCCATAGCTGCTGAGAGGCCACCCAGCCCGCCCATAGTGATTGGTGAGTTTAAAACGGCACCAGCGCCCCGCTTGGCGACTCCTGCGGCCTGCGACAGTGCGCTGGGTGGGGTGGGAGGTGGTAAAGCGGCGGATACGGGTGCAGCAACAGGTATTTGCGTAAGCCCACTGGGGCCTTGAACATAGTTCGCCCGTGGGACGCCGCCGCCACCTTGCTGGGGCGTCATGATCCCGCCAAAACGAGGGTTTTCCACAAACTGGTTGGGGAACAACTGTTGCACTCGGCCAAGACCCTCTCGCCGCTGAGTCGTCAGATCATGAACTCCACCAGCTTGTTTGGTCATGTCCAGCGCCCGACCAGCTTCAATGTCAGACAGGCCAAAAGCCTTGCCGTAGTTGTAGGCGCCAGCCCCACCCATCTGCTGAAGAGGCGCAGCAGGCCCGCCAACAGGTCCAGCGGGCCCACCAGCAACTGGCCGAGCCATTGGACCACCAGCGGGAGCGCTGGGAGCGGTAGGCGAAGGAGCTTGTGCAGCGGCCAATGCTCCGGGTATCTGCCGGATAGCAGCAGCCGTGTCGCCGACATTTTGGGCAACGTCCAGTCCTTTGGACAGCGCAGCGCCAGCACCCATGCCCATGGCGCCAGCAGCAATCCGCGCCTTGTTTGCCATGAAGTCGCTCTCGGACGCGGGGGTTGGCACCGGCTCGGGCACAGCCTCAGGCTTTGACTCGCTTGGGGCAAAGCCACCCAGACCTCCGATGTCTTTGAGGTAACCCTTGGTGGACTCTGGCAAAGCGTTTTTGTCAGGGTCTGTGAAGTACGGGTGGTTGTGCCCAGCGTTGTACCCAGCCGCAGCCAGTACGGGGTCGCCAAACTTGTCCAGACCCTGCTTGAGATAGGTCAGGCCGATTGTGATGTTCTTGTTTGGATCTTTCAGATCTTCAACAGTAAAGCCCATCATCTCGGCTGTCTTTGGCATGACCTGCATCAAACCAATTTCGCCGCTCGTGCCGTTTTTGGTGTTGGGGTTTAGACCACTCTCGCGGAAGGCCAAGGCCACGGCGAGTTTTGGGTCAATGCCCATCTCTTTGGCCTTGCGGGCAATATCTAGCGCAACCTGCGCTTGATCTTCATTGAGTTTTTTGAGTAGTTCGTCCATTACCGTACTCCAAGTTCTTCACGCAGCCTGCGCCCCGCTGGGCCATAATTTCCAGCCGCTGGGGACTGGGTTTTCGGTGCGGGCCTACTGACGCCGAAGCTGCCCGCTATCCCAGCTATTTTGTTTAGGTAATCTTGAGCCATACGCTGGCCCTGAGGCGTGTCCATAAACTCGTCAGCATCCATCTTGCTCGTACGAAGAGCAGAGGCACGCTTGCGATCAAAATCCGCACGAGCCTCCATCATGCTCAACTTGGACAAGATTGTTTGAGGATTGTCTTTGGGTGACAAGGTTGCGTCACCAAACAAACCACGCTCGAAGTTGGAAATTGCGCCCTGACCCGCAGCGAGCTTGGCCTGCTGGAGCTGGATGTTCGCCATTATGGAGAGGCCAAACCGATAGCGGTCAATCTGGTCTTGCGGCAGGCCGAGGTTCCTCAATGTGTCTTCCAGCGCACCAGCACGAATGCTGGTGGAGCCGGGGCTTTGAACACCCTCTTGCACAAGATTCAACAGAGCCGTACCAAAATCTGGGCGGTTAAAAATACCAAAAATTTCTTTGGCATCGGGGCGACTTGCAATTGACCTAAGAGCGGAATACGAGGCCATGCGGCCAGTCGCATCTTTTCCTGCTTCAATTGCCTCCTGAGTTCTGCCTACTTCAGCTTCGGCGGTTTTCGTGCCTTTTGTCTTTGCCGCCGCAGCCTCAGCTTCTTGCTGCTGTACGGTCGGACGCAATTGCGGCTTTGCCCCGGCGGGTGCTGGAGGTGCTGCTCCATCGACTGCTACTGGTGGAGGGGCGGCTGGGGTTGCGCCACGGAATACATCGATGAACTCTTTGCCCCTACCTTCCGAATCAGCCAGCTTGTACTGGCTGTACTCGTAAGGCGTCATGTTGAATGTGCCATAAGTAGTCGTAAACGGCTCTTGCTTCTGACCCGGTATTTCAAGGTTGAGATACTTCTGAGTGTCCTGATCAAAAACAATTCCGTTCATAGAAATTTTGAAACGCTCACGATCTGACGTCACCATGTCTTGCAGGATCTTAGCCTTTTCAGCCATGCCCGGCATGCTGGCAAGGCGAGCAATGTCTTGAGAAGTAATCACACGGCCCTGAGGAGCGCTAACTGCTGGGGCTCCAGAAGTCGGTGCTGTTCCACCTAGCGTGCTTGCAGCGGGTGGAGCGGCGCCCGGTTGAGCTGCACTGGGTTGAGCTGCACCGGGCCGCCCACGAGACATCATCTCACGGAAAACTTTATCACCAGCGGTTGTTTGATAGGTCTGCAAGCCCTGCTGAGCAAGCTCCATGCGCATTCCCGCCAACTCACGCGCACGTTTTTGTTCGCCTTCTTGTGAGGTGCCAATTGCTCCAGCCACATTGCCAATAACCTCACCAAAAGAACCAGTCTTCGTTGGCGAAGCCAAGGCTTGAGAAATTGCCAAAAGCATCGGGTCAAATGCTTGATTTTCACGAGCACTAAGGGCTTGGCGCAAGTTCTCTTGCGCGTCCTTGTAGTCCTGAACGCGCTGCTGACCTTCTTCAGTGTCAGCATATAGGGATAAAGGTGATGTCTTGGCCATAATTTTCCCTGTTATTCAATTGGGCCACTGAGCTGCTGTGGAAGGCCGGTAGGCAAATTGCTGCCAATAAAATCAATCAGCCTGTTGCCAACTGCGTCTTTGCCGCTGAACGCAGCGCCAACCAGAGTTCCAAGACTTCCGATTTGCGAAAGCGCGGATGGCGCATAAGAGGTTGGAAGCTCTTGTTTGACCGTGTTGGTAGTTGTTGGGTACGTGTAACCACGAAGAATCTGGGCAACGTTTTGCGCTCGAGTCAGTGGAGCTTCGATCTTAGATTGTTCGTAGCCCAACTCTTGCGTTCCGATGTCACCAAGGGCCTTGAGGCCTGTAAGACCTGCTTGCGACTCTTGCGCTCCAAGACCGCCCAAGGCTTGGCCTGCTTGGATGTCATAGCCGCGATCACGAAGTGCCGCCTCAAGGGCAGACTTGTATCCTTCAGAGCGCAGTTTGGCTTGGTTGCCATAAAGGTCGCTCTGGACGTCCGCAAGGGTCTGTCCAGCCGCTCCCGCATACCGCTGGCTACCGAAGCCGCCAGTACCTGCAAAAGCGCCTCTAAGGGCTGGCAAAAGGTTCTGCTGTGTGTTCAAGCCGCTTTGGCGAGTCATCTCTCCAACAACGTCTTGCTCAAACGGGTTGTAGAACTGAGAAATATCAGCGGGAGATACGCCCTCGGCAGCCCCTTGCAGCGTTTGCAAGGACTGCTCCATCGGCGCCTGATAGCGATTGATGGTGCCCTGAGCCCCAGAATACAGATCTTGCAGGTTTTGTGGCAAGCCCGCGATCGTGCCTTGGTCCATCAAGCCCTGCCCAGTTGTTGCCAACTGAGTCAGGTAGTCCGTCAGGTATTGAGGCGCCACCTGTTGGGTGGAGGACTTCAGCTCAACTGGTGTGGGCGTGCCCGGATCAAATAAACTCATTTGGCGCTCCTTTTGCTAGATTTTAAGTAATCCAGCGGGGATTTCAAAGCTGGAGGTGGAAGATCTTTTGGCCCCTTGGATCTGGATCTATCTCGAATGTTGTGCATCATCTCGTACAACTTGTCAGTTCCAGCCTTGGTTGAACCGTTGCCAAGGGCGGAAACTACGTCAGCAGGGAAGACAAACTCTCCGTCTGCAAGCCATGCGGGGATGTCATCGGACTGGCCGTCACCCTTACCCGCCACATGCTTGCCATCCTTAAAGTCTTCGCGGCCGCTGTACTTGCCTAAAGCCCCCCCAGATTTTGACATCAGGGGCAGGATCATGCCGCCAGATGCCTTCAATGGCTCTACAAAACCACCTTCTTTGTAATTTGCCGAAGAGCCTGCGAGGATGTCATCGATGCTGTCTTCTGAGCCGTAAGAGTAATATTTACTATCGGGCTCAGGAGCGCTGGCAGTTTCGCCGCGCAACATTTTTGCTAGTGCGCCGATGTCTTCATCAAACTGCTTGGTTTGCTGCTCGGGGGAGGCCTTTTGCTGCATCAAGTCCAGCAAGCGTGGGTCGATTTCGTTCATCATGACGTCTCTTTCTAATTCTGCTTGGGCTTCCTTAACCCGAGCAAGTGGATCAATTGCTTGCTGCGTTTCACGCGATCTTAATGCTTCGCCCGTAGGATCGTTTGTCAGTGGAGCCCCTAGGGCGCCACCAAGCATTGCCAGACCTGTTGGGGCGTTTACCCTTGATGGGCGCACAGACTCAGGCTGAGCAACAGACTCAGTTGGCGTAGCTTGAGTTTTTGGTAGGTCAACAACCGGTTGTTTCCAGTCAGGTGGAATTTTCGTCTCTTCAAGATCAATAATCTCGCCAGTATCTGTGTTGACCTTAATCGTCGTCTGGGTGTCAGTATTGGGATCTGTTAGAACAGTGATTTGAGTATTACTGTCGATCGTGGTCTGAGTCGTTACGTTGTTGTTTGTATCAATCGTTGTCGATGTGGTCGTGTTTGTGTTTGAGTTGACAACCGTCTGCGTGTTCGTGTTTGTATTGGCATCAACCACAATCGTAGTTTGCGTGTTGGTGTTTGGATCAACAGTGGTCTGAGTTGTGACGTTGGAATTTGCATCTACTACCGTATTTGTGTTTCCATCAACCGTTGTGACTACGTTGGCATCCTTGCCCGAAGCCTGAGCCGCGTCTACGCCTGTGACATCTTGGCCCGCCGTGCTGTCAGCAATTGCTTTTCCAGCGTCCGCTTCCGAGCCAACTGGAACAATTGTTTCTGGTTTGAATGAACCATCAGTAGATGCAAGACCTTGGGACGCAAACGATTGCGTCAAGTCAGCTTGAACGTCAGCAGCAGTTTGGATAGATCCAGATGTTTTTGCACCAATGAAACCGCCAACAACTGACTTGGTCAAGGCCTCGGCAAGAGAGTCACCCGTTGCAAGGGCGATAAGCCCTTCTTCAACGCTCTCTTGGCCGAATTCTTTACCTGCGCTGGAAACTTTTTTCCCAAGAAAATCTTCTATTGCCTTACCATATTTTTTGGCAACAGCCGCATCAACAATACCAGAGGTTGCCATGGTGATGAGACCAGCAGTTCCAGCGCTTCTGTCTGCAATTCTTGCGGCCTCTGCTGGTGATGTGCCCTTTTCGATTTCCTCGGCATATATTTGACGACCAGTTGAGCCAGCCGACTCAAGAGAATTGAGCAGCGTGTCGGCAACAACCCCGGCCGAAATACCTGCAAACTTAATGATTTTGGCGGCGACTCCAACTGGCAGCGCCTCCTGAATAACTTCTTTGGCAACCTCAGTCAAGACCAACGGATTCTCAATGGCTCCCTTGACGCCAGCAGCAAGTTTCCCGTAGTAGGTGGGTTCATCCGAGACGCCCTTGACCCAATTGCTGACCGCTTGCTTGGTCTCCGGAAGCTCAAGCCTTTTTCCGATGTCTTCCAAATACTTGCCTGCGCTTACGCCAGCGTTATCACGGCTCACCAAGCCCATGTTGCCAAGACCAGTGCTGATGTCGGCGATCTGCTCACCAAACGCACCAAACAATGTTGCCAGCCCCTGCTTGGCAACATCCGATCCAGTGCCTTCAAGGCCGCCAACGCCTTCAACGATTGCGTCAGCTATGTTGGCTCCAATCTTGCCGCTCTCGCTATTAGAGTCAACGACATCATCGCCGAAACCAACAACCTCTACTATTGGAATACCGCGCTCGTCGTACCTGAAGCCACGCTGATCAAACGGTGTTGATGCGTAGTTGCCAGACAAAATATCTTGAATGGAGGCTTTCTGTAAAACTGAAACCCCGCCAGAGTTTATGGCTGTACCAATTTTTTGGATGAAGGCATCGACCTCGTTCGGGTCGAGCGTGCCAACCGTTTTGCCAAGCGCATTTGCGTACTCGTCTGCCAAGCGCTCTACCTGAGCATTTTTTGAAGTTTCGACAGGCTCCAATTGGCCGAGATCAACGCCAGTATTGACTGGTGTCGGAATCGCCCCACCCACAACAACAGCCGATGCTTCTGCTGCGGCAAGGGCTTCTTCATCAGTGGCGCCAGCGTTCTTCGCTCCGATAAAAGCAGCAGTGCTGGCATCATCTCGGGCCAACACATCCTTAGCCGTACCCTCAGCAACGGGAGCCCCCTCTATCACGGAGCTTATGGAGCTTCTGGGTTGCATCGTACTGAGGCCAGCACTTACATCAGTGAAGAGGTTGCCAAGGTAGTCGTACTTTTTGCGCCTGCCTGAAGGTGCGGAGTACCCTAAAGGTGCAGCCTGCGCCAGCCCTTTTCCAAGAGGGTCTAAATATCCGTACTGACCGCCAACATCTGACCCGCTACCATCCGGACCAGTTGCAACTGATGGGCCAGCGGCTCCTATGGATGGGGCTCCTGCGCCAGCTCCTGAGCCTCTTGCATCTCCAGCAGTAATGCCTGCTGTAAGGCCACTGGTTGCGGCGTTCACGGCCTGTCCGAGTGCGCTCTCGTTTATCGCTCCAGCCAGAGCCGATGGCATGCCAGTCGCAGAGGCAACTTGACCGAGTCCAAAATTCCCCAGAGCCCCAGCGCCCAATGTTTGAGACATCTCGCCCACAAGCGAACCAATTGCAGCGTTTGCAGCAGCAGCACCTAGATTTCCAGAGACCGCCGCATTTATAGCGCTCGGGCTTAGTCCTGTTTGTTCAGCCAAGTTGCCAACGGCAAAATCTATAGCGGCTTGACCGAACTGCCCATTCGCCAACGAGGTAACCGTTGCGGAACTAACTGGCAAACCAAGAGCATTTGAGATGGTCGTAGCAGCAATAGACGAAAACACTTGCTGGCCCACATCTAAAGGGCTGAGGCCCCGACCCATTCCACTTCCAATTGTTGCAACCAGTCCAGCGGCTGGACCACCAACAAGCCCAGCCAATGTGCCGATGTTTTCATTCATGTAGCCATGAAAGCTCTGAGCCGCAAGTGCTTGCCCAACTGTTTGGCCCGAATAACCGGGCACATCCATGTTTGACAATCCCAAATCAGACAATGTCTGAAGATCAGCATAGGAAAGATCGGAGTTGTACATCGCTCCCTGCGATGGCGCGGCAGCAGCTACGGCTGCATCTAGGGCTGCTGCTACTTCGGCAGCCGACATACCATACGCTGGCGCGGCTGCTTGGTCAGCAACCGCAGTGTCTACCCCAGTAAAGTCTCCTTGGTCATACGAAGGCGCAGGACCGGGATCAAAACCAACGGGACTGTCAAAGTTGTAATCGTTTACTGTGGGCTCAGTGGAGAACCCAAAACTACGGCTGCCGCCAGTGTCAGTCGCGCCAGAGCCTCCAACGCTAGGGCTGGCGCCTGCGGCAGCTTCAGCTCCAAAGCCGCCAACGTCCCCATCGTAGCCCCCACCGGGGCTGCTATCACCGCCGCTAGGTCCATCACCACCACCACCACCACCGCCACCGTTGTCACCGCCACCACCACCACTGTCGCCACCACCGCCACTGTCACTGCTGCCATCACCGCCGTCACCCTGATATGACGGGACGTTGTCTGGGCCGTAGTGGTCGTGCTTATCGACACCCGAACCGTGGATGTCCATCTTCTTTAAGAACTGGGCCTGCTCATCTGTGACATAGACCAGACGAGCCATCGGATGATCGGAAGAGGATTTCCACTTGGCTGGTACGTTATTGGCAGTCTCTTCACCGCCCTTGGTGTTTGACACTTGTGTGTCGGCAGTGGCGAAGAGCGGCAGACCAGACGGGCCTTGCCATGCTTTTAGGGGGTTGCCAGCTTGCTTGCCCTGCTTCTTCAGCAGTTCAATCTCTTGCTCGGTGATGTATGCCAGATGCGTTTCCAAGTCGCCCGGATTCCAATATCTTGGGGCGCTGCCGATCCTATGGTCGCTGTACCACTGCGAGCTTGTCCAAGAGCCATTTTTCAAAGCGGGTGTCTTTTTTTTCATCTCTATACCTGTCTGACTCAAGTGCCGCCGTTCATTACATTCAGGACGGCAGAAGCCCAGTCCTGCCACTCATCAAAACCATACGGGTCAGGAATGTTTTGGTTGATGAACACATCAATCGCCAGTAGACCCGCCGCCCAGCTCTTCCAGTCAGTGTCAGCATCAGGTATGGGCAAGGATTGGGCAGCGAATTGTTCGCAAACCAAACACCCCCATTGCTCAAACTCCATGTACCTTGGGTCATAGAGAATGGCCGAGCTACTAGCTGTAGCCACGCACATCCCCAAGGTCAGCGTTCACAATCACTTTGCCCATCTGAAAGTCGCCACCCGCCACGTTGGACACAAACTTCAGCCTCAGCTCCCGCCTTTGCTCTCGCAGGTCAATTTTCGTTGTTCCGGGCTCAAAAGGATAGGGGCCAGTGGTTTTATCTTCAGCCTGTGCGTAGGGGCGGCCAGTAACGAACAGCTCCATGGTGCCCTCTTGTACGAAGTCAGGCTCCAGTCGCTCAACGTGCAGCCAGCGGTTCTCCCCTATGGCCGAAGGCTGGGCGGGCCCACCAGCAACCCAGCCAAGGTCGCTGGTCTCAATAAACGCCTCAATCGCGTTGGCATGGGTGAACCTGACCTCGTCAGTGCCGATCTCGTGCTGCCACAGGCTCACAAAGCTCATGGTAGTGCTCACCGTGAAGGCAAAGCCTGCCCCGCCGCCAAAGGTGGCGCTCAGGACATCATCTGGTTGATAGTTGACGCCACGGTCATTGATCACGACTGATACAACAATCCCGCCAGAAACCACCAAGGTGGCCGTTGCGCTGCTTCCAGAGCCGCCCGTAAGGGGCAGGTAGGTATAGGTGGCGTCCGCGTAGCCTGAGCCTGCATTCGTAATCGCTCCCGCCAACAAGCCCCCGACACTGTTGATCTCGTTTCCAGCATTGATGGGGAATCGGAACACTTGCGAGAAGTAGCCAGCAGAGCGGCGGGCGCCCAAAGCGGTACCAACGTCATACCAGACGTTTTCACGAACGTTGTAGATGATGCAGTCGTTGCACTCTTCGGAGTTGCCCCTAGGATAGAACCACCAGATCTCTCCGAAGCGAGGAACCTTCGTGGCGTAGACCTTTTGGCGCTGGGCGTAGTTTAGGTTGTCAAAGAAGTAGTTCTGGTTCATGGAGTTTGGAATCTCCTTGACCACGCCGTTGTAGAGCAAGAACCGATCAACGCCGACCCAGTAGTAGATCCCGTCATACTCAATTACGGACTGGCTCGACAAGATGGAAGACTGGCTGCTGATCACGTCATAACGCCAGAACTGCGTCACAGCGGTACTGCCCAAGGTGATGGACGTTGGGTTGTAGCTCACGCGGATGACGGAGTCCAGCGACCAGAACAGCCCAGAAGGTGCGTTCGAGCCACCTCGCACTGGCAATCCCTTGACGATCTTGCCGGTCGCCATGTTCGCCTCGTTGGCATCGGCCGAGACCCAGTCGTGGAAGTTGCCTGCTGCGCAGTTGCGGATCAAGCCGTTATCGCCGTACACGAAGAGGTACGGGTGCAGAGAAACAACCCCGCCAGAAACGGCCACATTGTTGTCAAAGATGACTGGCACGTTTGTATAGCTGGCCGTGGCATTTTGGTCCAGCACTACCGTTGTAGTAGAGACAGAGACCACGCGAGTACCTACGGGGATGCCCGGTCCGCGCACGGTTTGATTAAAGCCAACTTGGAAGTTTGCTGCCGCCAAAGTGATCGTCGAAGATCCGCTTGTGATGGTTGCTACCGTGGCCTCAAAAGCTCCCACAATAGCCATCGTGTCAGTGCCCAGAGGCGTTGCAATGACGCGAGTATCGATCTCGTTGCTGATGTCGCTTAGGTTCTTGCCAGCGTGCGCAATCAGGTAGTTCAGGCCGTTTCCAGAGGAGTCAGTGAACGAGTCAAACTGCCAGAGGTTTTCTCCTGACGGCGCAAAACAAGGAAGGATAGAGCTTACGATGACCGAAAATCCAGAACCAGTGCCGCCGATGAGAGCGGTTGCAGCCGTAAGGTATTCGCTTGGCAAGTACGCGCAGCCACCAGAAATGATGGTCACTGTGGTGACGGCGCCGCCAGAAACTGTAATGTCGGCAACGGCCGCGTAGCCATCGCCTGCGGTTACGTAGGACAGGGGCACGCCCGTGTATGTGGCGTTTGTGTATCCAGTACCGCCGCTGATGATCTGCAAAGAGGTAACAGCACCGCTGAACTTGACATCAGAGATGCCAGAACCGATGCCGTTGTTGTCAATCGGCAGAACCTGCAATCCGTCTGAGTACCCGTTGTAGACGTTGTTGGAATTGCTACGAGGAACAACGAAAATGCCCCGTGAGGGGCCTGCAAGGGAGTCTGTGATCTGACGATAGCCGCCAATCTTGCGAGGGCGACCACGCTGAAATCTGACCCATTGCCCATCGACATAAAACTCTTTGTCGAACAGCGTTCCATCCCGCTGGATGCCGGGTTTGGTGTCGAGCGCAAAGACTTTTTTGGTCACGAAAATACCCCGCCAGAAATGCCGGTAGTGAAATTTCCAGAACCAGTAACAGCTATCCCCGAGGCCTGAACATCTACGACCAAGTTGCCCAGCACCGAAATGCCAAAGCGACCAGCGCCGGGGCGATAGATACCAGTGTTGGTCTCGTTGCCAAAATTAAGCGATGGTGATGCGGCCGAGCCATTCACGAGGCTGAAGGCTGTACCGCCAGCTTGGGTGGTGTTGGCGTTCAAAACGTTTGTGGCATCGCAAACAAGCGTTGCCTGACCCGATGCTGGAACGGTGGCGGTATTCGCACCAACCGAGCCCGTGGAGATCGTCAGCGTGAAGGCGCCTGCACTCGTCTGGTTTGAGATGACATACAGGTTAACCACTGGAGGAACGATGACCGTCACATTGCCCGTAAGCGTGCCGGTGTAAATCTGGATGGTGTTTGAGGCCTCGCTGGCTGTCAGCGTGTAAGTCCCAGTTACGACAGGCTTGGTGAGCACACCAAATTCAAACTGGGTGCTTACGCCGTAACCAACGGTGACGTACTCTGTTCCCGTGGATGCAATGAACGCAGACTCGCCCGGATCAAACGACTTGGTAACCGCGCCATCAATAAATTGACCGCTTGTGGTACCGATGGTGACCGTGCCAGTTCCGTTGTTTTTGAACAGCGTAAACCAGTTGTCGCCAGTCGTAGAGGACAAGGGCAGCGTAACGCTGGTTGTACCACCAGACCAGATCATGACCTTGGCCCTGTCGGTGGTCAGGAAGGTGTACGCAGCGGTCACTGAGCCTACTGGATGGCTCTGGTTCAGAGTTGAGCCAGAAGCCAGCAAACCAGCTCCAGCAAGGCTTGCCGCGTCTGCCGCAGATGTGCCCGTGCCGAAAGCTATGTTGCCCCAAGTGCCCTGATCGGTCGGGTTGGTCTTGATGTAAACGTACTTGGCCTCGCCCGGGGCAATAGTGATGATGGTCGAAGTGCCGCCAAAAGTCTTGACCGTAAACGAATTGGCCCCAACGTTGCGAATCAGGGAGTCATTTCCAACTGAGGCTTGATTGGCTGGAGGCATGAACAGTGACAGGCCAGCGCTGGCCGTAACGTCCATGATCCGAGCGACAAAGTCATCCGTAGCGTTGCCGTTGAGCGGCCACTCTAGTTGAGTGTTGGCTGTCAGAGTAACCG